GCCACACCCATCGGGCTGTCCGCGCGTTTAAAATACTGGGCCGACTGCAAAATAGTCGCCTGCTCGATAGCAGTAGGAACAGAAGGCCACCCAAACACGCCCGTAACCTGCACAGTAGCCTCAGAACCGACCGTAGGCCACAAATAGTCACCGACAGCGCGAATGCCCGTGTAGGGCCATTCTGTGCCGTTTAGAGACCCATTTAGAGGCTCCAGCTGATAGTCGGTGCTTGTCCACACAATGTCAAACTCCTGATCTGCATCGTCAGACGTTTTCAACGTCGTCAACTCATACAAATCATCAATCGGACAGAAGAAAGAATCATCCGGCACAAACACCCGAGTAGCAGTCCCCTGGAAGAACGTGCGCTCAGTCATATTGTCAATCGCACGCGAAGCCGAGTTAATGCACAACTCTAAAAGGTCGTTATCAACATCGTCAGTAATAGAAAGCGACCGCTTCACAGCCGCCAAAGTCGTATAAGCATTAACAAGTGCCACAGTAAACCTCCTCGTCTAGTTTATCGTGGCTTGTCCCAAGAAGCCTCACGCCTACGATGTAACTTCCAACCACCCTGAGACATGTCCTGCCGTGCCACCTTGTCAGCATAGTAATGCTGATTGTACGCAAACGTCACCGAGTTACGAGCGTTGTAAAACTGATCGCTTTTGATAGTAGAGGAATTCTGGTGACTTGTTTTGATAGGCAACATACGCACAGTGAACCCCGCCGCTTCCGCTCGACGACGATAGTCGTTGTCTTCAAAATATGCTGGATAGAGAGCTTCATCAAATAGTCCTATCTCCTCAACAACAGTATCGCCAACTGCAAAACATTGCCAATGCGGAACATCACCCGTCAAAGTCACTTCATCACGGGCCGCTTTCTGAAATTCAGAAATACTGCCAGGCATAAACAGCATGTCATTCGACGCAAAAAACCACCTGTCAGCATGTGGTAGTAGTTTGATACCAAGGTTCCACGACGCCGCAACACCCAGATTGCTCGGCAACTGAATGAAATGCACCTCTTCAGCAAGACTCGGGAAAAACAAAGCATCCGCTTCCCCGCCGTTATCAATAACGATAAGCTCTCCGATCGGCTCATCAATACTGTTGAACATGTCCTGCAACAAGTCATACCTGTTAAGTACGGGAACAATCAAATTAGGAAGCACTGTAGTAGTCTATTCACATGGCACACTCACAACAACGCGATTTCTTCATGCGTGTCAAAAACCTGTTCCCAGACGCATTCCGAAACAAAACCGTGTTGGAAATCGGCTCACTCAACATTAACGGCACCATCCGCGACTTATTCCACAACTGCGACTACCTAGGCGTAGACGTAGGACCGGGCAAAGACGTAGACCTCGTAGCCCACGGGGAACACTTAGACTTTGCAGACGACAGTTACGACGTTACAGTCAGCGCAGAATGCTTTGAACACAACCCCGAATGGGCAGCCACGTTCCAAAACATGTGGCGCATGAGCAACACATATGTTTTCTTCACCTGCGCAAGCACAGGCAGGCCAGAGCACGGCACGCGACGAAGCTCACCCGGTTCATCACCGCTCACAACAGGATGGGACTATTACCGCAACCTGTCACAAGAAGACTTTGAAACCGAGTTTGCCATCAATGAAATGTTCGACGAATACCAATTCGATTACAATCCACAGAGTCAAGACCTTTACTTCTGGGGAATTAAACAAACTGCTTTCTTAATATAGGCATCCAATACTCCTTCCACACTGTTTCAGTATGGAACTGTTGCGCAAACTCGACAGCCTGCGGAGACTTCGTTTTACCAAACGCATAAGCCTGCTTCAACGCCTCAACAATCGCAGGCACCTGCGGAGTCTGCCACCAAGCCCTCTGCTGCGCATCCCACACAGGATTACCAGGCACAAGCCAACACTCGTCAGACACAAGATCCTCAGTAGCAGCCCAACCAGAACCAATCACGCGAGTGCCAACAGCCTGCGCCTCAATAGTCGGCACACCAAAACCCTCACCCATCGACGTAGCAAGCAACACATCCATAGCCGAATAGTAAGTCGCAAGGTCCTTCACCTTCGACCCATACCGATACTCAATAGGGTTTACTACCGACACAGACTCAGACGGCACACCGAGAGCCTGCAACATCTCAAGCAAATCCCAACCAATACCGCCACCCTTAGCGTCAGTATGCAGATACAGCATCGCATCAGGGTGTTCCTTCTGGAAGATAGCAAACGCCATTAGATTCTCATTAAACGCTTTACGATGCACAAGACCCGTCGCCTTATTAGCAGCAACCATGCCCACAACAAACTTGTCACGGCTCTTAAAATAGTCACGCACATCTAAACCATTAGACAGTTGATAAGACTCCCTTATCGTCTTCGTGTCAATAGAGTGAGGCACATAAACCGAATCAATACCCTCCTTCTCCAACAACCGAGTTCCATGCGGAGCCATCGTAACCGGCTTCACATTCTTCCGCATCAACCATTCCTTCACCTTCGGAGGCAAAGTCACATGGTCAATCGGAGTCCACGACCAAATATCCTTCATCATGTCGTAATGAGGACTGTTTAAAACCCACACGTCATAAAGAGTGAAATAAACATTCTTAAAATCCGGGCCGTCAGCAACCTCATTCACAAACGTCATATGGTCAAGCGGAGCCGTATCCTGCGAATAAGGATGAAACGATCGAGGAAAATGCGCCACAGGACCATGCTTCGTATCAATGACCGAACGAGCACCCTCTAAACCAAAATTACTAATGTTCGCCACGTCAAGACCATGACGCTTCAAACGGTTAATCAAATACTTAACCTGCTGCCCATACCCAGTAGGCATGTCATAACTGTTAGACCAAACGCTAAACGCGCCCTTTAATTGTTCGTGCAAGGCAGGATTTCCGCTTTTACCCATAAAAGCATCCTATACATGCAAAAGGGGCCGGGCAACTAAGGCCCGACCCCCCTGCGTGTTATTTCTTAAGCAGCGTTCCCAATGAAGTGCTTAATGTGACCAGCGTGGGTCAGGTTACCGTCAACGCGCATCAGGAACCTGTAGTAAGTCAGGTCCTGGTTGAAGGCGTAGTCGGTCGAGGAGGCAACCTGGAGGCCGCCAGCCATACGCACCTTGTAGGAAGGCAGGTGACCGAACAGGACGCTCTTTGCGGAAGTCGCAACCGAGGCCATCGCGGGGTTCTCGAAGATCGGGAATCCAGCGAACTGGTCCGGCTGTCCCACACCAACCTGGTACAGGTACTGACCGTTGTCGTCCTTCAGCTTCCGCATCGCACCAACCGAAGAAGTGTTAGCTATGAAGCCAACACCAGGCAGGCGACGAGCAGCGCCGTTGAGCGAGTAAATCAGGTCAATCAGGTTGTCAGCAGTGAACGCGCCAGTGACGCCAGTTCCACCAGTGATACCCGAACCCGAAGCGGTAACAACACCATTCGGCTCAACCGTTCCAGTACCCACAGTGAGGGCGTTGTTCACGGCGAAACCAATCGCGTTACCAGCCTGCTCAGCAAGCAGACCCTCCATGTTGAAGCCAGCGTCAGTGAGCAGCTCACTCGACACAGGAATCAGGAAGGAGTACTTGTAAGCACCGAGCGTGATGCTGGAGAAGGTCGGCTCGCTCTCAGAGATAGCAGAACCCTCAGCAGTAATCGTGCCAGTGCTGTAGGCGGTCAGGGTCGGAATGGTGAGGTCTTCACCAGACGTGGTGTTGATGGTCTCCGAAGTGTCGAGCATCGGACCCACGAGACGAGCAACCTGGAACACCTGGTCGAAGAACGACTTGGGCACAGTGTCAGTCGAGGTAACGAGGGTACGCTCTTCACGTCCGAACTCGTGACCACGCATTTCACCAAGACCAATGGCCTTCAGGATGTCGTTAGCAGAACGCGACTCAGCGGCCTCGGGCACAAACCCACGGGCAGCCTCAGCAGTCTCCGCTTTACGCTCTTCGTTGCGCTGGGCAACAGAAATCAGTTCGTCGGCCTTACGGATCTCATCTTCAATCCGGTTGACCTTTTCAAGAGTCTCGGCGTCAAGACCACCGCGCTCCTCAGCAGCGTCCAGGGCTTCCTGAATCTGGTGCGTAAGGTTTCCGCGGAGTTCCTGCTGAGACTTAATGAACTCAGACAATTTATCTCCTTGTTAGTAGTTACATTTACCAGTCGCGCTGACGCAGACTAAATAGCACGGTGCTGACACTCAATGCCTGCTTATATTTTACCTGAAAGTATGTAAGTGGAGGCGAGCGGAGTCGAACCGCTGTCCTAAGAGGACCCACATGTGGTCTTCCCTCTTAGTCGAAACCCATCCGCCCCCTAAGACTCCCCAGGGAAAAGGGGTAAACCTGGGGAGGAAACTCGTTAGCGCTCTTCTTCGGGCGCGATAATACGAGTTTCTTTGACCTCCGGCTTCTTAGCCTTCACAGGGGCGTCCAAAGCGACAATCGCATCAGCCCAACGGTCAACCCAAGCGGGAACAATACCCGCCTCAGGATTGCCAGAAACGTCAAGGATTGCTTTCTTAATTTCATCGCGTGTAGCCATTATTCAAGACCTTTCAACAGTTGTTCTAGTTTCTTCCTCTTTAGAGCAAGCATGTCCACATCGGACTCTTCAGAAGCCGGGGCTGCCTCAGCCTCAGCGCCCTCAACCAGACTATCAATGACCGAATTCACAATGTTGTAGTCTTCTTGGTTAATTTTCTGACCAGACTCAAGCTTTAAAAGAGCATCAGCAATCTTGTCTTCATCGATATCAAGAGAACGGGCGACTGCATCCAAACCACGCACCATAGTCGTCCCAGCAGTCGCAGAATAAGCAGGGAAAGCCACAATACTGACTTCGTGCAGGCGAACAGACTTAAGGGTCCGTTCCTGACCGTCAGCAGACCACTCATCGCCATCCTTAGGCACGGAAAAACCAAAGCTCATACTGTCAATGTCGCCACGCTTCAACAAATACGCCGCGTCACGTCCCGCAGTCGTGTCAGGCAGATCAGCAGTCACACGCAACCCGTAGGAGTCTTCCTCCATGCGGAGAGTG